TGTTACAGCAAGTTTCCAAGAGATCGATTGGGTATATCGTTATCTTCCCGCAATTACTTGTGGGCTTGCTTATTATATGGGTTATAAAAGATTTGGTGTTGCACCAGATAAGCTAAACTTTTTAAAGATGTCTTATGAAGAAAAGCTACTACTGGCATTAGAATCAGATAGAGAGCGCGTTGATCTAAAAGTTTTACCTCGCTTAAAGGTTCTATAATGGCCACAGGGAAATATGCATGGTTTATCTCTGATCGATCTTCGTTCCGTTTTAAATATAAGGATCAAATAAGAGAGCCAGGGACAGGATACAGAGTTGGGCCTGGAGAATCTGATGGGGTTTATAATTTGGTAACAAGCCCACTTAATCAGGCACCAGACACCAAAGATAATCCAGCTTTGCAAAACCCTAGACCTGAGGTAGTATTAGCAACAACAGGGGATAGTTCTTGGACCCCCTCTATGACCACAAACACTAACAATTAAGGTAGGAGAAAATGAAGCAAAAAACAAAGGTAGGTACTCATTGGGATTGGACCTGCTATGACAACCAAGGTAATCTCAAGTGGAAAGAAGATTACGATAACCTTGTTGTTAATGAAGGTCTAAATGATCTTTTGCAGAAATATTTTAATGGTTCAAGTTATACAGCAGCATGGGCAGTAGCACTTAAAGCGACTGGCACTGTTTCTGCTGGCGATACGCAGGCGACTCACGGCTTTACAGAAATTACTGCTTATAGTACAGCAGGTGGAGCAACTTCTGCTGCAGTAAGACCAACGGCTGTTCTAGCTTCAGCGTCTTCACAATCGGTTGTAACTTCTACAGCAGCGGTATTCTCTGTAATTGCTTCGGCTTGTGTAGCAGGTGGCTTTTTAACTTCTGGCACAACAGTAGCAGGTGATGGTGGCGTTTTATATGGTGCTGGAGACTTTACAGCCATTCGGTCTGTGATTGACGGGGATGTTATAAATGTAAATCTGACACTCACTGCCTCTGCAAGCTAATGACTCATGCCAGCTTATACGGGGTTTGGATCAGGACCATACGACACACTTAAATACGATAGGTCGTGGGTTACTGCATTTGTAACTTTAGGAGTATCTGCTTCTGAGGCTTATGCTCTTAATAAAAATAGCTCTGATAGAGTAACTTTAGGAATTGATTTAAAAGATGTAGAGGCTGCCGACAGCACCTTCCATACCAATTTTTCGTTGGGAGTAGGAGCCTTTACCTCTGTAGGTGGTGGTGCGAGTTTTGAGGGTCAAGTAAGTTTAGGGACTGCATTCGCTGAACAACTTGCAGCAATAACTGAGTATTTCACTAGCATATCTTTCGGTGTCTCTCTTACAGATTTACCGACAGCAGCCCAAGTTGTCAATGATACTGTTACTCTAGGTAATAATTTTACCTATTTAAACTCTGCTACTTTTGAAGCCAATAATACATTAGCTTTTGAATCAAAATTAAATCAAGATCAAACAAGTAATCTTGAGGTAAATACTTCAATATCTCTTGGAGTTTCAGTTGCGGACAGTGTATCTGGAATATATGAAGCAAATGAGACAGTAACCTTAGGAGTATCTGTCTCTGATCTATACACAGCACAAAGTCTTATTTATGCTTCAATGGGTTTGGGTACTGCTGTAGAGGCTATAAAACTTGCAGACGGACGTTATTTTACAAGTATTGTCTTAGGTTTTGCAGCAGCAATTCCAAAAGTAACTGTTGGTCTTCATTACTTAGACGATTTAAATTTCGGAGCGATAATATCTGATGAATATATAGGTGGTTCTGAATTTACCAGCAATATAACTTTTGGTGTTTCTCTTGAGGATAGTTTATCAGAACAATTTTTAGTATACGAAACTGTTACTTTAGGTACAAGCCTGGGTGATTCCTTATTAGTTGATAAAACTGTTAATGCTGAATTAAGTCTGGGTACAGGCTTTACTTATAATAATACCGCCAAGTTTATAGGTACTGACGAATTAACTTTTGGGGTGGTACCTACTGATCAATACACAATAAACTTTGTATATTCTACTTGCATAGCTTTTGGTGTTTCTCTGGAAGATAGTTTATCGTCAAAATATTTAATAACTGAAACAGTTACACTAGGTACAAGTTTGAGTGAGTCATTATTAGTTGATACAATTGTTAATGCTGAACTAAGCTTAGGCACTGGCTTTACTTATGATAATACTACTAAGTTTACAGCCAACAATAGATTGACTTTTAATACTGATCTAGTTGTATTCGTAAGTAGTACGGGACGCTTTATAGATCAATGGTCTTCAGTAACTGCAGGAGCCTCAGAGGCTTGGACAACAGTAGCCGCTGGAGCATCAGAAACATGGACTTCAGTAAGTACACAATCGCTCGAAACATGGGCTAGTGTATCACTTGGGTTCTAAGGGAGAGGATGATAATATCAAGACATGGCTTTAACTTATACAACACTTCAGGAACAAATAAAGAATACTGCCGAAGATGACTCGCAGGAATTCTCTGATTCTATTCCTAGCTTTATTGATAGAGCAGAAACTCGTTTATCAAGAGAGCTAGATCATCCTGAAATGGCGGGTCACTTTGAAACCACCCTTGCCTATGGAGACCCCTTTGTTACTAAGCCGCCTAATATGTTGGCACCCTTAAATTTTTATGTTACCAACGCTGGAAGTCGCATAAAGCTTCTCTTAAGAACTGAAGAATATATTGCAGATTACTGGCCCACAAGAACTTCTGTAGGTATACCTAAATATTATGCCAACTATGGAGGAGATCGTTTTATTATTGCTCCTGCGCCTTCAAGTACCAATGCTGCTGAAGTAGCCATAGTAATACAGCCAGCAACTCTATCTGCAAGTAATGAAACCAACTTCTTTACTGATAAATGCTTTGATGCTCTATTCTTCGCTTGTATGATAGAAGCCTATATGTTCCTAAAAAATTACACAATTCTTGAAGTTTGGAACTTTAGATATATGCAAGCTATGCAGTCTCTTCAGAATGAGGGTAGGCGCACGAGACGCGATGATGAAGAGTTCCCAGCTTCGCCAGCAGGACCAAATACTCTGACAGGATTAACATCAGGAAATATAGTGCAAGGAGGAGGCGGATGACAGGTATAACAGCAATCCCTAGAACTCATAACGGTGAGGGTCTAGCCTATATTACACCTGGAGAGGCTGCATGGCTCAGACAAATGGGCGGTGGTGTACCTACTGATCCACAGACAGGACAACGAAATCAATCACAACAACTCTTAGGTCCCGGCAATATCCCATCTTTTCAACCTAATAGACAACTAGCACAAAAAAATAAAAGGCTATTTGATCAAGTATTGGGAGATACTTATCGTGATACGAGACATCTTAATCAATCCAGAGGTTATAATGTTCTCGGCCATTTCACAGACCCAAATTTTAGTGATAATCTCTTTGCAGAAAGATTTCGTTTAGATGCTTCGCGTCAAGATGAGCCAGTGGAAGATGTTGCGAGCGTATCTACTGAAGATGAGATTGCAGAAAGACAGGCCAGACTAGATGAAAGAATACAAGCAGGTGCTGATCGATACAAAGCCGCACAAATCCCACTTGGCTATGGGCCTGTAGGACCTCGATACGGACAAACTTCAGATGGAACACAACTTTTCCCTGGTTCAACACCTACACCTATTAGTGAGATACCGGCTTGGGCGGGATTGCGTAGTGGTCCAGCAAAACAAGCTATAGGAGTAGGTCTTGAACAAACGCAACCAGATACTGGATCAACTCCTGTAAGTCTTCTTGAAAGAGTTACTGGTATAGCAGAACAAATAAGACCTTCTGAACAAACTCAAACTGCTGCTCAAGGAGGCTTAGTTGGTCGATATGATCTCGGTGGGCTTGTAAATTCTATGTTGCTTCAAGCAAGTAGAAGTACAGACAATATTCCAACTAATATGGTGCGATAATGGCTACTAGCTATACAACTAGAATCCGTCTTGCAAAACAGGGTTCTGGAGAAAATGCTTCTACATGGGGTGATATACTCAATGATGAAGTAATTGACCTGCTTGATTCTGCAGTTGGCGCAGTAACTTCAATTGATCTCGCAGGAGTTGGAAATGCTTATACAGTATCTTCGGGAGATGGTGTTCCTGATGAAGCTAGAAGTGCCGTTCTTTATTTTTATGGCTCTTGTTCAACTGCCGTATCTATAACAGTTCCCGCTGTTCAAAAAACATACATCTTTGATAATCAAACATCAGGTGGTTTTGATTTAAAATTAAAACCTGCTGGTGGTACAGAAGGCACCATCCCTAATGGCCAAACCACTTTAATTTATACTGATGGAACTGCAGTTACAAATCTGTTAGAAAATCTCACTGGATTAGCTATAGTTTCCACTAGTGTTGTTCAAGCTAATTTCGTTAATGTTTCGGTCAGTCTTAGTGCTACTAATATGGTGGCTGCTACAGGCTCATTCACAACAAAAGTTTCTGCTGCCGCTTTGGAAATCTCGGGTGTCACCTCTTTTACAGGGGATGTACAAGGAACCACTGGAACCTTTTCTGGCGCAGTGTCTTGCTCAACTATTTCAGGAGATGGTTCTGGCTTAACAGGCTTATCTGCAATACCCAATAATTATTTGACTGGAATGATCTTATCAAACGATTCAGATTCAGATCATGATATAAGTATCAAAGCAGGAATCGCAAAAAATTCTTCGAATGCTAGTGATCTTGAATTAACTTCAGCTATAGTTAAACAAATTGATGCTACTTGGGCTGACGGTACAGGTGCTGGGGGTCTAGCAGGAGGCGTAACCTTATCTGCAAATACTTGGTATCATCTACATGCAATTGAAGTTACAGCAGGAACAGATGCTGGATTCGATACTTCTCCAGTAGCAGCCAACCTAATTGCAAACAATGATGCCTCTGCTTACCGTAGAATTGGTTCTGTATTTACCGATTCTAGTTCTAATATTATTCCGTTTTCACAGGCTGGGGATGAGTTCCTGTGGAATACTAATAGTAGTGATCTAATGGTTAATATAAATAATATTACTCATGATACTACGTTCGAGGTTACTATTGCTACCCCCCTTAGTGTTACTACTTGGGCAATGTTAAATATTGATTTAAATGATGTAGGTAATACTGAGGGGATTCTTATACATTCTCCTGACGTTAGTATAGGTGTTGGTGTACCTAGTGGTCAAAATACAGCATATCCAGCACAATCGTTCTCAGGTAAAATTAATAGTGGTTCTTTTACTGGCGGCACTTTTTACGCAAATAGAGTCAGAACAGATACTCAGTCTCGTATTTCGTATAGTGTAGGTGATACGAACACAGATGCAAGTTTTGCCACGCTTGGCTGGGTGGATACTAGAG